GGTAAAGCGACCAGTTAATTGTCGTATACGTTTTGCTGACCCTAGAGGTGTTATTGATACTCAAGTTTATGACGATATTCCTGCTAGAGCTATTCTACACGAGTATGATCATATGGACGGTATTCTGTTCCATCGCCGTGCTAATCCTTATCATAGAGAGCAAGCAAAAAAACAGAAGAAAAAGTTAGATAAGCTACGTGCTGCTAACAAAAAGAAGCTAAGTAAAGTATAATCAGTAGTGCCCTTCCACTGCTTAACCAAAACTAGGAGTTCTAAATGTCCCCTAAAGAATACGCTTATTCTGAAATCTTTTACTCTATGCAGGGTGAAGGAAAATATACAGGTGAACCAACAGCATGGCTAAGGTTCTTTCTCTGTAACTTACAGTGTGATGGTTTTGGACAAAAAGATCCAACCGACCCATCTACTTACAAACTTCCATATCAAGATGTAAATGTAGAAGACTACGATAAGATCGAAAAGCTTCCTGTGTTCGCATATGGATGTGATTCATCATATTCGTGGTCTAAAAAGTTTAGACATCTGCAAAATAAAGCAACATCAGATGTAATTGCTGAACGTATTTTAGACTCACTTCCTAACCGTACATTTGATAATAATATTCATATGTGCTTTACAGGTGGTGAGCCTTTGATGCGTCATGCTCAGTTAGCTGTAGTTGAAATTATGAAGTACTATGCGGATAAAGAAATTATACCATCTATTACTTTTGAAACTAACGGTACTCAAAAACTTACAGAAGAGTTTTACGATTATTGGGAGCTTAAACAAAAACTTTCTGGTACTGAACTGTTCTTTTCAGTAAGTCCAAAACTATGGTCTGTTGCAGGTGAGAAACGAACTAAAGCAATTAAACCAGAAATAGTAGCGCAGTACCGCCGTCTATCTCCTAACGGTCAACTTAAATTTGTATGTAATGGTACAAAAGAAAGCTGGAACGAGATAGAAGAAGTTATTACAATGTTTAGAGAACAAGGAGTAGATTATCCTATCTGGATCATGCCTCTTGGTGGAACTGTAGAAGGTCAGAAAGGTGAGATTGATGGTCATATTCCAGCTCACGTAATTGCTGACGAAACGTTACAGCGTGGCTATCGAGTAGCAGCTCGAGTTCATGCTTATCTCTGGGAAAATATTATTGGGAAATAAAATGGCAAAATATTATAGTACAAAACATTACGGGCATAATATTGGCTTATCAGCTGTCTTCCGTCAACCTAATGCTGATCATTCTCACTGTCATCTATTACACGGTTATAGTCTAGCGTTCACATTTACCTTTGGTTGTGATGAACTAGACAATAAAAACTGGGCTGTAGACTTTGGAGGACTAAAACCTTTAAAAGCTTGGCTCGAAGATAGTTTTGATCATAAAGTAGCTGTAGATAAAGCAGATCCTTTTCTAGAAGAGTTGCAAAAACTAGAAGCGTTAGGTCTAGCCGAACTTAGAATCTTTGATGGTGTTGGTGCAGAAAAATTTGCAGAGCACGCATTTAGATTTGCAGATATGCTTGTGCGTGATATTACAGACAATCGTTGTTATTGTGTACGGTGTGAGTGTGCTGAGCACGGTGCTAACTCAGCAATCTATGAGGAGTAATTATGAGTTTTAGTGAAGTAATTAAAGCGCGTCTAGATGACGCTAATATTCGTTATTGGGCAGGAGATAATATCTCTGAAGTATTACAAGCTGGTGATAAAGAAAAAATTATCGATGATGCAGCTGAGCAGTTTGAAAAAGTGCTTGACTCTCTATTAATAGACCGCTATAATGATCCTAATAGTATGGGAACAGCGAGGCGGTTAGCTAAAATGTATGTAAATGAAATTATGTCAGGTCGTTATGATCCTGCTCCTAATGCTACTGCATTTCCTAATATCGGTGAAGATCGTTATTCAGGTATGCTTGTAGTGCGTTCAGAGCTTAAGTCTATGTGTTCTCATCATCACCAACCAGTTACTGGTGTTGCTTATATTGGTATTATTCCAGGTAATAAAGTAATTGGTCTTTCTAAGTATACTCGTATTGCACAATGGTGTGCTCGTCGAGGTACTCTGCAAGAAGAGCTTTGCAATGATATTGCTCGTGAGATTCGTAAAGCAACTGATAGTGAAGATGTAGCTGTCTATATTCAAGCTACTCATGGTTGTTGTGAGAATAGAGGTATTAGTGCTCATAGTTCTCTTACTCAAACCACTGTACTGCATGGTGAGTTTAATAATGGTGATGTTAAGAAAGAGTTTTTTGATAATGTTAAATTGCAACAGGAGTTTGCGCCACGATGAAAATTGCACATGAAGCACCATTAAGTATTTTTGATCAAGTACAAGAGTTAACTGATTATGATTATGCCCTAGTGCATCTGTTTGAAGAGAATGAAGAGTATTATAATAAATTTGTAGAAGCTCGTGATAAAGGTAGAGAAATTATTCTTGATAATTCTATCTTTGAACTTGGAACAGCTTGGGATAGTGATCGTTTTGCCTATTGGGTTGAAAAACTAAAACCTGATTGGTATATTGTTCCGGATGTATTAGACAATAAAGATGCTACTATCGATAGTTTTGATGCTTTTGTAGAGAAGTATCCTGATCTGCCAGGTAAGCGTATTGCTGTAGCGCAAGGTTCTACATATGAAGAGTTAGTTGAGTGTTATGAGTATATGGCTTATCATCATAAAGTAGATAAGGTTGCTCTTTCGTTTAATCATCCATTCTTTCAAGATATTGGATCAAAGAACAGATACTTTAATATGATGAATGGACGTCAATATACACTTGCTAAGATGTTAGAAGAGAACGTTATTAATAAAAATAAACCTCACCATCTACTCGGTTGCGGTCTTCCTCAAGAGTTCGATCATTATAAAGGGTATAACTGGATTGATTCTCTTGATACATCTAATCCTGTAATGCATGGTATTAAAAATATACGTTACTTTGATTATGGTTTAGATAATAAAGAATCACTAAAAATGTTTACTATTATGGACGATAATGTTCTTGCATCTTGGGACGATATAGCGTATAATATAAAGAAGTTTAAGGAGTTCTGCCGTGCCTAGATGGGTTGCGTTATTTTCGCAAACTGGGTCTGAGATTGTTGAGATAGCTGAGCACCTAGGTGTTTGGCCTTCTCGTATATTAACTAATAATAACGATTTAGATAAAATTAATCCTAAACTTCATAATAAAATTAATATAATGTCTCATAACGGTATTGAAGAGACATTAGAGTATATGGATGAATTCACAGGTACTACTATTGTAACGTTACATGGTTATTTACGTATACTAAGTACTAGAGTTTGTAAAACCGGTCTACAAATTTATAATGGGCATCCAGCATATATCTCTGAATATCCTGAACTTAAAGGAAAAGATCCTCAAGAAAGAACTTGGGAGAATATTGAAAAGTATCCATTGATCGGTTCTACAGTTCATAAAGTTGTAGCCGAAGTAGATTCGGGTGAATTAGAAAGAGAATGGATAGTAGAAAATACTTGCACTTCGAAGGAAGAAGTGTATAATACATTAAGGAAGACATCTTTAGAAGCATGGCTTTATTTCTTGAAAGGTAAATTATGAGCAAAAAAGATAAAACATTTTTCGAAACTCTGTCGTTAGAGATTGACGAGTCTACAGGTGATGGCGGTTCCTTTACAATTGACTTGTCAGATGCACAAACTGTTACTATTGGTGAAATTGAAGAGACGGGTGAGTCTAGACCTAATCATTATAGTCAAGATCCTAACTCAGTAGAATGTATCGAAGTTATTAAGCAGTTGTGTAAAGAGCATCAGAATGATCCTTTTACAGATTATAATCGATATCAAGCATTTAAGTATTTGTGGCGTCTTGGAAAGAAAGACGATGTATTGTTTGATTTAAATAAAGCTATTACATTTTTAGTGTTTGCACGGGACGCATTAGAGGAAGAGCGAAATGGATGAAATTGAAAAGATTGCTAGTAAAGTATTAGGTAAAACGTCTGACGGTAAGACGATGATGCGTTATGAAACGCCTGATGAAGTTGATCCTCTTCAACTAGTAGGTGTTCCACGGCATCTTAACCGAACTCAATATGATATTAGTAATGACGGTACTGAATTATTTCATGGTATTGATACTTGGAATGGTTATGAGTTTAGTTGTCTTTTAGATAATGGCTTTCCTGTATCAGGTCTAATTCGTTGGTCTTATCCTTCAGATTCAGAATGTATTGTCGAGTCTAAGTCTGCTAAGTTGTATCTAAACTCTTATAATATGGCTAAGATGGGTGCTACTGTAGAAGAAGTAATTGCTAATGTAGAAGAGCAAGTACAGAAAGATATGGCTCCTATTCTCGGTCTTCGATACGATGATCAATTAACAGTTTGTCTTCATATGAATGAAGAGTATACTGCTCGTCCTGTAGCGGGTACTTTTATGCCTCTAGAAGAAATTGTAGATGTAACCTCTATTGAGTTTGATCACTATAATGAAGATCCAGATATCTTAAAACTTATTATTAATGAAACTGGACGTCCTATTAAGTATCAATCTAAATCTCTTCGCTCTAACTGTCGAGTAACTAATCAACCTGATTGGGGCGATATCTATATTCATATTGAAGGTGATAAAGTACCTACACCTGAATCTCTATTACAGTATATTGTAAGTATGCGTAAAGAGAATCACTTCCACGAAGAGATCTGTGAATGTGTTTATAAACGTTTACATGACAAGTTCGGTCCAGATGAA